ACTATATGTTAATGGAGAGCAAATTACAGATTTTGATACTGAAACTTATCCGTCACAGGATAGCGAATTTCAGATAAATGATGCAAATTTACACACACTTGGCTGCCAGTTTAACGCTAATGATGCAATAGACTATTACGATGGCTACCTCGGTGAAGTAAACTTCATAGATGGTCAAGCATTAGGTCCAGAAAAATTTGGTAGAACAGGCGATTATGGAGAATGGTTAGCTTTAGAATATAATGGTAGTTATGGTACTAATGGGTTTAGATTACCATTCAAGCAAGACTATACAGTAGAGGGTTTTAGTGCGGTTACTTATAATGGTAATGGCACAGCTGGGCATTATATTGGTGGTACTGGGTTTAAGCCTGATTTTGTATGGATTAAAGCTAGAGATAACGACAGCAGTCAAGCTATATTTGATAGTGTTCGAGGTGTAGGTAAAGAATTAGCAGCCGATTCTACCGCAGCCGAAGATGTTTCAGTTGCTGCTTATTTACAAACTTTTGAAAATGATGGGTTTACATTAGGAACTGATAGTGTAGTAAATTATAGTGATGGTCGTAAGTATGTAGCTTGGAACTGGGATATGGGTAGCTCTAATGCTTCTAATACAAGTGGTACTATTACTTCAACTGTCAGAGCCAATCCTACTTATGGACAGAGTATAGTTTCTTGGACAGGTTCTGGTGCAACTGGGAGTGTAGGACACGGCTTGAATTCTGCTCCTGAATTAGTAATTATTAAAAATAGAGATGATAGCGGTTTTAAATGGCCAGTTCATTTGCATAATGTTATAGGAGGTACGGGTAATCATAGAGGTGCATTAAATGAAACAGGTGCTTTTGGTTCTGTTAGTTATGACCACACTTCGTCTATAGTTAATTTGCCTGGACATACTGATACAAACAAAAGTTCTACTGCTATGATTATGTACTGTTTCCATAGTGTAACTGGGTATAGTAAGATTGGAAGTTATACTGGTAATGGTTCTGCTAATCACGCTATAACTGGATTAGGATTTAAACCCGCATTTTTATTAATTAAAAGAACTAACTCGGCTCACGATTGGGTTGTGGTTGATGATGTTAGAAATTATCAAGGCAATCAAACACCTTCTAGTTTGTTAGCTAATACATCAGCAGCAGAAACAAATCAAAATGGTGATGATGTAACTTCACTTGATTCTGATGGTTTTAAAGTAGGTGTAAATGCAAGAGTTAATGGTAACAATGACACTTTTATCTATATGGCTTTCGCTGACAAACGAGAGTACGCATACTGGCTAGATCAATCAGGCAATAATAATGACTGGACTTCAAACAACTTAACAGAGTCAGATATATCGGTTGATAGTCCTACGAATAACTTTGCTACTTGGAATCCTTTGGATGAGGCTATTAATGGTTTAGTATATTCTGAGGGTAATTTAAAAGCCAGTCCTGCTAGTGGAAATAATCATTTGCGAACCAACCCTACTATGTTTGCCTCATCTGGGAAATGGTATGCGGAAATTGTTGTAGTTTCTGGGTACATTTCAGACTCGGTGTGGATAGGTGCTATTAAACAATCTGCAATTCATAGGACTTCTAATAATGATGCTTTATGGTACACAAATGATGGCGCAGTAGCATACGATGTTGGCGGCGAGGTAAAAGCAGATACTGTAAGTGTTAGTACGGGTGGTACAACTTGGACTACGAATGATGTTATGAGTGTTGCTTTGGATATGGATAACAATAAGTTATATTTAGGAAAAAATGGAACTTGGTTTAATAGTGCTAATTTTACAAATGGAACTGGTTATATTTATAACGCGGGGGTACTTGCAGATGGTTCTTGGGGTTTTTCATTTAATGGTTATGGTTCAAGTGGGAATGAAACTACTTGGGTAGCCAACTTCGGTCAAGACTCCTCATTTGCTGGTGCTAAGACAGCACAAGGCAATCAAGATGGTAATGACATAGGTGACTTCTACTACACACCACCTACAGGCTTCTTAGCTTTATGTACATCTAACCTACCAGCAGTAGCTGTTATACCTAGTAAGCATTTTAATGCTTTAGTTTATGCTGGTAATGCTTCTAATGGACACGCAATTACAGGAGTTGGTTTTCAACCAGATTTTGTCTGGGGTAAAACAAGAACAGGAACTTATAATCATTTTTTAGTAGATGCTGTAAGAGGAAATACAAAATACTTACGGTCAGATACAACTGGTGCTGAAAATACTTATACAGATGTTCTTACTTCTTTTGATTCTGATGGATTTACTTTAGGTGCTGCTGGGAAAATGAATGAGTCAGGACATTCACACATATCTTGGAACTGGAAAGCAAACGGTAGTGGTTCATCTAATACTAATGGAGATGTAACTTCTACAGTTAGTGCTAATGTAGATGCTGGGTTTAGTATTGTTACTTATACAGGTAATGGAAATAATATAGATGTTGGTCACGGACTTTCAAAAGCACCTGACATAGTAATAGTAAAAGAAAGAAGCAGCACTGGTGGCTGGTATGCTAATGTAAAAAACATTCCAAGTCAAAGTGCTGGTACTGATATGGTAGCTGTATTAAACGAAAACTATGCAATAGATGGTTACAATGTAGGTCAATGGTATTTTGGTGGTCAAGCACCTACAAGTTCTGTATTTAGAGTTCAAAACAAAGATGATGTTGGTGCAAATGGAAGCACTTATGTAGCCTACTGTTTCCACTCTGTAGATGGCTACTCGTCTATCGGTTCATATACTGGTAATGGTAATGCTGATGGTACATTTGTTTATACAGGATTCAGACCAGCTTATGTGATGGTTAAAAGAACTAATACTGCTGAAAACTGGGGTGTGTGGGATAACAAAAGAGATGGTTACAACTTAACTAAAAAGTTTTTAATACCATCGTTATCGAATGCTGAACAAGACGGTTCACAAAGTTTAGATTTAACATCAAATGGTTTTAAGTGGAGAACTGGAGATGCAATAAATAACGCAAGTAGTGATAGTTACATATTCTTAGCATTCGCAGAAACACCTTTTAAATATTCTAACGCAAGATAACGGAGAAAAATAATGTGGTACTTTAATGGAGAAACAATAAAAACACCTAAGGCAATGGTGATAAGTGGTGTCACTCATCCCCCAGGAATATTTCGGGATAGTGCAATGCTTACATCACTTGGGATCAAACCTTTTAGCACAGTAACACCTGACAGTAGATACTATTGGAATGGTGCTTACACAGTAGATACAAGTGGAGCTGAGGTAGTAGGAACATATGCTAGTACGGCTAGAGATGTAGCAACGCTTAAAACTGGTATGTTAGAAAAAACTAATTCAGCAGCAGCAAGTAGACATGCAGTCATTGATTGGTATTGGACTAGAGCATCTAAAGGTGGTACGGCAGTACCTTCTGATATAGCTACTTATGCTACAGCTTTATATAGCGAACACGAAACAATCAAGACTGCAATAGCAGCAATATCAGACTTAGCTGGCGTAATAGCTTATGAGAATAAACCTCATACTGAGACAAGGAAAGTTAAGAATACTGCTGAAGATGGTACAGTGACTTATGGACCAGCTACAACTACACATACTAGAGAGATAGATATGTGTACACACTTCACAGCTAATCCTACAGATACAGTAGATCCTGCTTTTGTTAGTTTAGTTGCTGACTAAAAACTTATATAAATAATAGTATGGCTATAAGAACACCTTTAAAAATCGATAGTACGAATCTTAAAGAGATGTCGTCTACAGATACAGGTAACATCATATCAAGGATGGTATATCTTTATATGACAGACCCGTCTGTGACATTAAGTTATGTTGCTAATAATGGTTCATTAGCTTCTATGAATGATACAAGAACACAGGCTTCAGCAGCGACTTCTCATGCTTCATCTTTTCAAACGTCTGGAGCAGTAAGTACTATTACAGTATCAAATGATAAGATTAATGAAACAGTAACTTCAAATGCAGCTCCAGCAGATACGAATAATATAAGATTTCCTGTATATAATGACTCAGGCAATATTAAAGCAATGTCTCTTACTGAT